GAGGCACTCGCATTGCTGACGGCAAAGATGACTGCTTGGTGCTTGACTTTACCGACACGGTGGAACGCTTGGGGCCAGTGGACACGATCAAGGGGCGAGCCAAGCGCACGGGTGGGCCGCAGGAAGCCCCATTTTGCGTTTGCCCTGATTGCGGAGAGCGCAACCTAGCATCGGCACTGGTCTGCACCGCCTGTGGCGCAATCATCAGAGAACCAGTTGCTGAAGTCAAAGATGTGAAGGTGTCCTACGCCGCGCTGCTGTCTGCCCAGTCAGCCGAATTGATTTGGCACGATGTCAGTCGGGTGGACTACAAGCTGCACCGCAAGGAAGGCAAGCCTGACAGTATGCGAGTGGACTACTACGATGGCCTGTTGCGTTGCGCCAGCGAGTGGGTGTGTTTTAACCACAGTGGCTACGCACGGCAAAAGGCAGAGAACTGGTGGTTTGCACGCGAGAGAGGCTACCACCCACGGGGTGTGGATGAAGTGTTGGAATGGTTGGAAACCAACACGATCAGACAGCCAGCCAAAATTGCAACACGCCGAAACGGAAAATTTACAGAGGTAAAAGAATATGAATTTGATCGAATTGAACGCCATCAAGACACACTTGAAGCAGCAGCTAACGCAGCTTGACAAGATACAGGTCAACTGCCAAACCTGTACAAAATTACAGTCAGGCGTATGCCAAGAATTTACAGCCAAACCACCAAAAGAATGGCTGACAGGCATGGTTGACTGCAATGTGTGGGAGTGGGACTCTATCCCCTTCTAGCGGTATGCTAGAATTTATACTCAATCAACGAAGGAGACAAGAAATGAGCAAGATAAGAATCCAATTGGTAGAAGACGAAGAAACCCCGACCGTGTTTGAGAGGTTTTGGGACAACCTGATGACGTTCGTCAAGTGCGTGGGCGTATTTGCCGTGATCTGCTTCGCCTTGGGTTATATCAGCACCAAGCAGGCGCAGGCCAAGCAGTGCGAACCAACCAAAACAGTTTTAGCAAGGAGCATATTCAAATGATCGACAAACCAGCATTTCCAATACAAAGTTATACGTGCGCTGAAAAAGGCTTGACCATACGCGACTACTTTGCAACCGAGTCGATAACGTGGTTCTTGACCGCGCTAGAGAATGAGGGCATGGTAGACGATCGTGCATTACTTTGCCAGTTTGCAGCCAATAGCGCATACAAAATGGCAGACGCAATGATGAAAGCGAGGGGAGAATGAACCACTTAAAAAATGTATGGGCATGGTTTACAAACCACTGGGTAATGCCAACCCCTGCCGAACTCATTGCCGAGGAACTGATACAAGCGCAGCGCACCAAGCTACGCCATCAATCAAGCATGGAGTACCACACTGCCCTTGTCTCATACAACGTGGCACGGATTAAACGCCTCGAATCTCTGACCGCAAAGCAGGAGGTGGTGGAATGAAAGAAGCATTGAAACTTGCGCTTGAGGCGATGAAATACCACACGGCACAGACACGCCCCATACATCAAACAAATGAAGCTATTGGCATCGTTGAAGCAGCCTTGGCACAGGTAGCGCAACAATGCTTAGATTGCGGTTCAAACAATATCGGCATCCCCGCAACTTATGACAGCCTGATTGATTCAGTAAAAACACCACAGGAAAAACAATGAAACTAGCAGCAGGAAATCCCAACCTTATGCGGGTAAACCGTCAAGCCACTTTAGGTGAGTTTGCACGGCCTGAGAAAACAATCTACAAATATGGGCAAAGTGGTGGCTATGTGCCGATGGTAAGAACGCCTGATATGGCAGAGCCACGGACGTTTAACCATATGAAAGACGGACAATTGTATGTACCCGACAATTCACCTCCCGCCCGTGCTGGCGCTACCGATGCGCTGCAAATTCAAAGTAGAGGTTTCAAAACGTAATGTTGTCCGACAAAGAACAAAAGCACATTCTTGGCTTGGCTAAAAAACTTGCCAAGGTTTACTATGAAGACAAAATCACCGCCAAGCGATTAAACCAGCGGTTTTTAAGTAAAACCAAGTCAATACAACAAGTGCAGAATGAATTGTTGGAATACTTAAAGGAAGCCGGATGAGCGACTTACCTAACTTTGCAGCATGGTCACATGAGAACCTTGCCCAGTTCTCCATTGATGCCTACCGCAAAATGCAACAGCAGCAGGAAACCATTGAGCAATTGCAGGGCGACTTTAAGGATGCTATGGTTGAGTTACGCAAACTGTCTAGTGCCAGCCTTGTCGATAATCAACGCTGACCCACGGGGTTTGCCGCCATCTACATTCGGAATACTGATATGTGTCCAGCGGTCAAATTCACGAATGATCTGATCGAATGGTAAACCCGCAGCAATTACTGCACGGACTACCTCATCGGGGGTAACGCCGGGTACACGGAAGTCGGCAGCGCAGCCGTGACGATGTTGGCTGGTGTCTTTGCTGCCCACTGCGTCATTGACTTGCTTGCACCGAAAGGCGCTGTTAATCATTACAGGCTTGCCACCTAGTGTGTCTTTAACTTGTTCTAGCAGTTGCGCCAGCCGTTGCAGGTTGCTGATTTCTTCCTGTGTCGGCGAGTTGTCAAACTCACGGTGGTCGGTGACGGTTAACTCGGCGAGGGTGAAGTGGGGTGAGAGGTTCATTTTGCTGCCTTTGACAATAAATCTGTTTTGGCTTGAGAGCCTGCCGATGAGCCAAAATAGTAAGAAATGATGCCCGTCCAAGCCGTGCCTAAGCTGCCAAGCATCATTAGGATGGCTGGGTTGGTACTGTCAATTTTGTTAAAAAACATCATCCCCATAATGCCAAAAAAGCCTACAGTCACAGTGCCAGCCAATAAAGGCGGCACTATTGACTTAGTTGTAGATTGCATATCCCGTGCAGACTTGCGGTCTTCAACTTCCAGTTTTTCAAAGTTAAGGCCAAGTTCATTGGCTTGTTTTTGAAGTTCAATTTCAGCAATCTTGACTTGAGCAATCTGTTCTGCTGAAAGTTTGTTGTTAGAAATTAGGTCGCCAACTTTGTCAGGGTCAACGCCTATTGCTTTGGAGATAGCAGCCACAGCCATGCCAGCTAACGGGCCACCCATTGCGGTTGCAATAGTAGGTGCAATTTGTTTAAGCCAATCCATTATTGTTTACTCCTTGAAAGCATGGTTGCGGCAATACTCAGCATGGTTCGTGCTGATTCTAAGTTTTCGGGTTCGGTTTCCCATCCCACGGTTATCTGCCCCACAAACCGCCCCGGTTCAGGTGGAACACTGATTCTGCAAGTATAGGTAACACCCTTGTTAATGTACCAAATCCCCATTTCAGACTGCGCCGTGCGGTACTCCCCGCAAGGGATTTCGTTTGCCATCAGCTTCACAACGTCAGCGTTATTGGCTGCGTTCTGTGTAAACAGTCCTACATCTAGTCCGTCATTGGTTTTGTCTCTGCCGTCCTTGGCATAGGCTCGGTACAGCACACGGGTGCCGAACATTGGGTTGACTTTAAACACCGCAACGATAGTGGCGTTAGTGGTCTTAAACAAGTGGGCAGAGGCATCCTCCACCCTGTCCTCGGCAATGCTGGGTATCTTCTTGGATTCTTTGTAAGCCCCAATCAGCAAGTCTTGGTTTGTATATACAAAATATCCAGCGAAAGCGACCAAGCCCATGATAAGGATGGCGATGAGTTTAAATGGCGAATCCACATACCCAAGAACTTTGTCGAGGGTTGAATTTGCGTTTAAAGTTTCTTCGCTCACAGCTTACCTTTCATTGCAATAATTCCCCACGCTACCAAGAAAAATATGGCAGCAGCCACTAAAACACAAAGCGCCATTGTTATGGCTTCGTCAATCTCTGCCTTCCTGTTCTTAGCCGCTTTAGCATCCAGTATTTCCTGTGTTCTCCTGCGCTGCACTATGCTGTTGCGCTCTAAAACAATCTGCGTCCACAAGGCTGACTGCCCCTGATTTATAAAGTGCCACTTTAGTTCTTCCTCAGCCCGGTTTAACTCATGCAGTTGCATGACCGTGGACATCGCTTGGCTGGTATCTGAACTGTATTTCTTCTTCGGGTCTTTAACTGCTTCCTTAGCTACCTTATCCTTTGCGTCAAAAAACTTCATCACGTCGTTCGTGATGCCTTGGACATCCTTGCCCATTTTGATTGCAGCTTGGATACCTTTTATAGCACCCTGTGCTATGGCAAATGCGCTAATTGGGTCGATCATTTTTGACCTCTACAACCCAGCGGCACACCCTCCCGTCTTTGTCTAAAAACTCATTTGCCCCATACTTCTCGCTCGGCAAGACGACACGGCACACCAACACGATTCTTGTCTCGGTGTTGGGCCATTGAATTTGAGCAGAGGCAATTGCATCGATCACGCTAGTATGGGTTGTCAAAGATTTTTTTAACTTGAAACCACACTATTGCAGCAACAGCCGCTACTACTACCCATATAAGTATTTCAAACATACCAAAGTACCACTTAGGTCTTCATGATGTACGCAAGTGCGTAGTACGGAGGCAGATTTGCGTTTGTGCCTGATACGCCACCTGTAGCGGTTGCAACTGTTGTAGCTACAGAAATACCTGTACTCGCGGCGTTGGTTGAATCTGTCGCAAGATTATTTTCCCCTCCTGTAGCAGTAGTACCGGAAATTGCAGGGCCTACTGTAGTTGAATAGCTATGTGCGTGGCTAGGGTCTGTAACGACGGAAGTTGCAGTGTGTGTGTGGCTTACAATAACTGCATTTGCGCTACCACCTGTGGCGGCTACTGCGTAAGTTGTTCCAGCGCCTACAACAAACCTGTCCCGCAAGTCAGGAGTACTGCTTGTTCCATCGCATATTACCCAGCCGCTAGGGATCGATGCAATCGACCCGCTCCACATAATAATGCCGCCAGACGGGAATGAAGCAGGTAACGCTGTGGATGCCCATGAAGTGCCGTTACTAGACAAAACATTACCAGAGGTACTCGGCGCAATCAAAGTAACCGCAGAAGTTCCGTTTCCGATTAACACCGAGTTAGCTGTAAGAGTAGCTGCGCCCGTGCCCCCACTTGCTACCGGGGTAACGCCTGCGGTCGATATAGAGGATGCAAAAACAAAGTCAGAACCATTCCATGCTACTGTTGCAGAAGTCCCATTGGCTATCGTTAAGCCCGTTGTAGGACCCGCGCCGCGAATAACTACTGCAAAGCCTCCAGAGGTACTATTTACAACAACGTAGGTTTTGCTTTGCGCAGGGGCTGTAATGTACCGGAGTGCTGTCCGTGCGCCGGTACAAAGAAGTACCGCCTGCCGCGCTTGGTTAGGAGTTAGGGTTGTGGTTGTCAGCGTAACGTCTGCGTCAGTGGTAAGTGCGGTAGTACCCGCTACAGCGGTATCCAGCAAAGACGTTAACGAATTATTGACCGTATCGCCCCATGTACCGGACAACTCGCCTGATACTGGGAGGGCTAGGCCCAAAAGTGATGTTGCTGCAGTAGTCATGAGACTTCCTTATATGGTGCTTATATTGTACCGGTGTCAATGGTTTTTGTGAACTTCGCAAGCAGTGGTCGGGAATCGTGATCCCAAGGGTGATACCCCGGCTTCATAAAGATAATCCAAGGTAAGAACGTAGAGTACACCATCCCTCTGCGTCCAAAGAAGAAGCTCACAAAATCTTTTAAGGTGCGCCACTTCCAAAGTTGCTTGTCGTGCTTTAACAGCTTAAAAGTTACGCGCAGTACGCGTCCGTTGAATATCGCTGCGGAAAGAAATAAACCAAGCGTCCGAAGCAAGAGCACATTGGAAAAACTACGGTCTCTTATGTTGTACCACATATCCAAGGCGACACCTTTATGCTCAATTTCTTCTATGCCGTGCCACTGCCATGTTTGCCGGAAGTGCGGGTGCATCTCTGCAAGGAGGTCGGGACGAGCTAAAAGGTACTGAAAGAACACCGCTGCATTGTGTTCAGCGAGGGTAATAATCCCTACCCACATCTTTTTAGGTATGAACTTTAGTCGCCGCTGCGCGGTTGCTGCGTTACGAGCGTCAATTTCTGATGCAGGCAGGCCAATTTTATCGAGCCACTCGTTGTACTTTTCATGGGAATGCGAGTGCCAATGCTCCTGTGCAACCAACATTTTTGACTGCTCAAGTATCTTTGGGTCAGATATGAAGGGTTGGAACTCTTTAATTATGTGCAGCAGCGCACGTTCACCAGATGGGATTAGGCAGCCGAATGCGTTCATAAAATGGGTCTTGAGCGGGCTACCACCAAACCAATAACGTGGTAGCTCCTGATCCCAATCCTGCTTCATCGGCACTGACGTAAATTCAAACTTTTCCATATAAACCTTTCAGACAATTAACATGCTTTACACAAGCCGTGCAGTGAACATAACCACCCGACAAGTGCCCTGCGCCCGCAGAATGCCTTGATTACTCTCGACGGCAAATATCATATCGGATGTGCAAGGGGTGTCGTTCACCGTATATGCTGACCCAAAGACATACGCCAAATACCCCACAGGAAGCGCCAATGCGCCTCCATCGCCTAAGTCTTGCGTTACGTAGGATATTGTGTAGTTTTGATGTGGCTGAACGCAAACAAACTGTGTGTCGTCTACCAAACCTACAGTTGAGAACTTTGTCTTACCTAATGGGGCTGGGCCGGGGAATACCCGCCCAATTTCACTTGTTTCAACAGGTGGCTCGGCAGTGTCTGGAAAAGATACCCGAACCCCGCCTTTTATTAGCATGGTCTTAATACGGTTGTTTTCCAATGTCATTGGTTCGTTTAACGTAGTATTGCTAGGCTCGTTTGCGTACTCAAGCACAGAAATAATCGTATCAAAGTTTAGCTTTGGATACTGTTGTCGGTTTTTAAATAGACGTGCCATGATTTACAGTGTTGTTACGGGGGTTGTTGGTTGTGGGTTAGTTGTATCTAAACTAGCATTTGTAGTTACCACTACAGGTTCAACTGGCGGTGCTGAGGGTGTCAACTCCTGCCCAACAAGTTCTGTAATGTCAGATAACGATGTGTCAATCGCCGGGTTTAACACTGCTTCTTGTGCAGCAAACCATTCCCACGGGGCTTGGGTCGAAATAAATTTTGCAAGGGCATCCCCTGTGGGGGCGGGAACCGGTAAATCAATTGAGTAATCAGTTCGACCTCGGCGGATAACGCCATCTAGCACATCAGTTGCCATCATTTGTTCTGTGATTAGGTCAGTGTAGAACCGCACAACGATTGAATGCTCGTTTGTGTTTACTTCAATAATTTTGTATCTTAGATTCATGACGCTGTTCCGTTTCTTGTTCCAAAATTAATCCATGTTACGTTTGAGTTGCCTGAAATGTAGGCCCCTCTAGCACCCGCTGCGCCAGTTGCTCCCGCAGAGCCAGCCGCACCTGCAGCGCCCCCAGCACCTCCATTCCCTGCCCCGATGCCATTAGCGCCAGCGCTACCTGCCGCTCCAGAACCCCCGCCGGAACCACCAGCGCCAGCGCCAACACCGCCGCCACCACCACCAGTCGCCGCACCAGTAGCAACGCTGTACCCTCTTCCGCCGGTTCCACCACTAGTCGGCTGTAAATTTTTAATGTCGCCTTGATAACCACCGTCACCACCACCGCCACCGCCACCTGAACGAGTTCCAGCAGCGCCGCCTGTGCCCCCTGTGCCGCCTGTACCACCCGAAATGGTACTTAGGTTATTAATAGACACAGCAACAGAAGCTAGGATAGCAAGACCTCCTGTGCCCCCCGCTCCTCCTGTACCCCCATTACCCGCTGCTCCTCCAGCAGAACCCGGAGCACCGCCACCATCTCCAGTACCGCCACCGCCGCCGTTGCCAGCAGCGCCATTTGTTCCCGTTGTGCCTGTCGTGCCCGTTGAACCTGTAAAGCCTTGGATTAACCCGCTGTTTATAAGTTCTACACCAGCAGGGAACGACCCATTGATTGTTAACGCTGTACTTGAACCTGTTCCGCTGATTGTGTTCGCTGCAGGAACAGTTGCAACTACTTTTCCAAAACCGCTCCAACCAGCCGCTAATGCTTGCGTCCGTAGATTTAAGTTCGACCCAGTAGTTAGGTTGAAATTAAAGTCAGGTACACCGCCAGCCAACAAGAAGTTTTTAGCAGCAAACATTATGGGGTAAACCCTTGTGCAATTGATCCGTACCAGTTTGTACCATCAGCAATAAAGGTCAGGATGTCCATCTTGCCAGCAGCCGCAGTGATTGTAGGCGCACCAGCCGTTCCCCACTTGACTGAGGTAAATGTGGCTGTACCGTTACCTGTAGCCGCTGCCTGTTTAAGTAGCAACACAAAAGACTTGCCCGCCACATTTGAAGGCATTGTGAACGTACAGGCTGTGGATGCTGTCAGAGTTGCTGTCTGTACCGTACCGTTGGTCAACGCAATGGTGTTTGTGCTGGTAACAGTACCGATGGCAACAACACCTTCAATGTAATCTCCACCAAGCACCAACTCTTTTGAACCCGCAGGGCTTGTTGTAGTGCCGATAAGCAAGTTACCGCTGGAGTCGATACGCATGCGTTCTGTGCCGTTAGTCGCGAAGTAGATTGGCTGGGCCACAAAGTTTGCCAACAGACAAGGGCCTGTCGCTTCAACGCCCATTTGAAAACCAGCGTTTGCATTTCCAACGCTGCTTCGTACATCAGTTGACCCCGCTGCTACAATTTGCAACTTAGTGCCGGGAGTAGTCGTCCCAATCCCCATGTTACCGCTGGAGTCGATACGCATCCGTTCAGCGTTGTTGGTAACAAATGCCATAAATGGCGCTGTGCCGCCAGAGGAAACAATGCGATTAAATGGCTGTGCGGCTCTGGCTTGGAACACCAACTGCGCGACGTTGGTGTTTGAACCAGCGGCGGCTCTAATTAGTTGTGTTGCTCCAGCAGTTAACTGACCGTCTGTTGCTGCTCCGTTGTAAGCAGTGGTGTCTGTGTCTGCGTTAAGGTTTAGTTGCGCTGTTGGCGAACTCGTCCCAATACCCACGTTACCGCTTGCGTCTTTGTAAAACTGCCCACTGCCAAGGTTGACGATACCCGTACCGCCTGTCAGCGTAGTTGAATACGCGATAGATGTAGCACTTACTGTTCCACCGCTTTGGTTTGTTGCCGTAGCTGCGTTTCCACCAATAGACAGCCCCGTAGCAGTTCCTGTAATGTTTGTGCCAACCAAAGCAGAAGGTGTACCCAGTGCTGGGGTTACTAGGGTGGGGCTATTTTCTAACACCACTGCGCCTGAACCTGTGGATGTGGTTGTTCCTGTACCGCCATTGGCGACGGGAAGAGTTCCGCTTACGTGTGTAGCTAGACCAATCTTTCCGTAGCTAGGAGCTGAGGCAACGCCGCCAGAGATCAGCGCATTACCAACGGCTACGTCGGCAAGTTTAGCCAGTGAGGTTGTGGTGTCCGCGTACAGAATATCGCCCACTGCGTAGGAAGAGATGCCAGTTCCCCCATATACAGCCCCAATTGCAGTTGCAGTCCAAGTACCAGCGGTCAGAGTTCCAACCCCAGTAACGCCTGTGTAACTACCAGTCAGCCGCCCAGTTGGGAGGGTTCCAGAGGTGATGTTAGATGCGTTGGTTGTATCTGTTGTAGCTGAAGCCGCAAGGCCAGAGACTGCGCTAGATGCAATAGCGATAGCTGTGTTAGAAGCCGATGTAATCTGCCCTTGGGCATTCACAGCAATGGTAGGTACAGAACCAGCCAAACCATAAGAACCAGCCGTTACAGCAGTGTTTGAGATATTGAATGTTGTCGATGGGCTTAGGTTCAAACCCGTGCCCGCGTTGTAAGTTACTGCAGCACTAAACTGGGAAAACGTGATTGCTGTAGTACCAAAGGTGATTACCCCAACGGTTGTGCAAACATAACCCTCACCCGCGCCTGTATCGCCACTTGTTACAAAAAACGCATCACCTTGACCGAGTGAATTGGGGCTTGAAGGCGCATAGGTATCGGCATCTGTAGCGCGTGTCAGCACCCAGTTGGTCGATACGCTACCGACCGTAGTTACTGTGTAAACGCCATTTTGGGCTGCATTAGTCTGGTTGTATATTAACACCCGCTTGGTAGTCGTCATCAACACGCCGTCAATGGTAAGCGCTACTTGCGTACCCGCATTGGTCAGCGTAGCCCCGACACCAACACCTGCGCCGCCGGGCTGGTTATATGTAGCGTTTAAGTTACCCGCAGTATCGGGAGACTCTACAAATACGGGTGTGTGGTAATGGATGCCTGCCGCTGCAATGGTGTCAACGTAGGTCTTATTGGCAATATCCGTACCCGAAGCAGGCGTAGTGGTTACCGTACCAGCAGTCAGTGTGGCTGTTGTAGCGTTAAGAGCGTTAAATGTGTTCTGTACTGGGTATGAACCTGCGTTATCCAAATAGACGGAGCGTTCTGCTGGGTAGGTTACAAATACATCCTTTGTACCTGCGGTGAAATTAACCAGTGAACCCCCGTTGCTAGAGGAAAGCACAGTGTCGCGGGATAGGGTGTTACCTGATAGAGTAAACGTGCCAATACCAACTTCAAACTCTGAACTAGTAGCGCTTGAAATTGTGTAGTAGGTGGTGTTGCCATTACCAATAACGCTGAAAGTTTGGTATCCAGTCGCGGCTGACCCTAGCGAAATAGTGCCTGTGCCTGTGCTGGACGTACTTACTTTTACCCTGTCTTTTACTACGAGCGCCATATAAATCCCTTATGTTTTAGCCTTAATTACCTGCCACGTAACAGTTTGCGCTGTTACTATTACACCCCATGTAGGAGTCTGGACAGTATTTGCTACCTGCCATGCAGCGGTTTGTGCATCGTCTATAACTTCCCACGGAGCCAGCCCATTCGTACTATCAGTAGCTGTTGCAGCGTCTTGTATGCTAGCTGCAAGTGTTGATGTAGCAGTGGGCGTATCTACCCCACTAATTCCTTCGGCTGCTGTCGCGGAGAATGTAGAAGCCGCCACGCTAGGTGTATCAACACCAGATACGGATTCGTTATAAAGTGGCGCAAAGTCCGCTTGGCTGCTTACTGTTTCTACTACTGCTCCGGCCTCAGTTACTACTGAGTTAAATACTGGCGACACAACAGCGGTAGTGTCGGCTATTGACGTAGCGTCAGAATAAGCCCCAATAAAAACAACAGAAGCGGCATTGGTTTCTGCCGCTGTTATCAACTCTTCTACACTACTAACAAAGCTGGATACCTCGTCAGATACCGACGCAAAGGGAGCGCTAGCAAATGGTCCAGAGCCAAACACTCGGAATCACTTTTAAGAAGCAGTCAGGCTGAACGTGTAGACCACATTCAGGGTATCCCCAGATACAACTGCACGGTCGCCGGGGGACTGGAAATCTGCCTCAGAAAACAAAGTTCCCGATGTGCCGCTAGACACAGTACATAGGAACGCGCCTGCTACCGTGCCGCCAGCACCAGAAATAGTGAACGCTGCTGGAGATGCTGTATTGCTGATAACTGATGGGTTCGCAGTGGTAGCTGTGCCAAAGGTAAGAGCCTTACGAGCGCCGCTGTAGTCTGTAAACTCAGTCCAACCACCATGAGAGGCTAATGTGTCTGCAGCGGCGTAAGTTGTACCAGAACCGGGTCCTGTAACCAATCCCAAAAAGAAAGCGGCGGTGTACGCAGAACCTTTGAAGTATTGGGTGTTCATATCCTGCAAACCAGTATTGACAACTAGGTTGTGTGCAGCATCTTCCCACTTCAGATTTCCGTCTTTATCGAAGCACTGGATGGTAAATACACCGCCGCCGCTGGCTTGCTGTACGGATTGCGTTCCTGCAACCATACCTGCGGTTACGGAATCTGTTGATTTTGCAACTTCATTGGACATAAAAACCCCTAATTTGAACTACGAATTAACGCAGAAGTAGCTGTGTTGGCTGGCATTGTGATGGTAAACGTGCCTGTGGATGTCTTATCTGAACCAAAATCCAACACCGCAATGGACTTATTTCCTTGGCTGGCATTGTAAATCAAGGCACACCGTGCTGTCACTGATGTTGACCAAGACGTATTGGCCCAGTTAACGTAGACCGTGTACCCAGAAGTATTAAGCGCGACACCTGTCATAGTGTTTCCGCCTGCTGTATAGCCTGACGCTACAACTTCACTAAGGGTGGTATATACCGTGGTAGTCTCATCAAGATTAGCGTTTGACGTGTACAGGGCAATCTTAATGGTGTCCGTCAGCAGGTTATGCACCGCTTGGTAAACCTCTGCTTTAAACGAAGTAGTCTGTGTTTGTACGATCATGTAACTGCCTGACGGTATTGACCACTACGATACGCATCCTGACGCTCAAGGCCATCGCCCAGTCGTTTAGCCAGCATTAACGCTTCCTTGTACTTGCCGTCGTAAAGGGCAACCATGTCGGCTTCACCCTTCATGTATGTGATTGCTTCCACCAACGACCCGTAGAGCAACACGGAATCAAAGTTGTCACCCAGCCAAGTAGTCAACGCAGTGGTGATGGACTCTGGGTAGTAGTAATAGTGAAGCTCCATGTAATACGCTGCATTGGGCGTTGGGCCTAGGATAAACGACAACTCATTTGTGGGTACTGGAGGAGTCCCTGCGGTTGTGGTAGGTCCAAACAATGCGTAGTACTTAGGTAATGCTGTGTCCGCTGGCGTTGGATACGCCTCACGAATAAAGTTAACATCTTTGTTAAGTAGAAACGTGTACGTTTCGGTGGCAGTCCCAAAGTTCTCAATCACCGACATGGAAAAAGGCGATAAAAAATCAGTGGGGCATGACAAGTACTTATTGCCGCTCGTGAGTACCCCAGTCACGTTTTTACGTAACGAGGGAAACTGAATGGTGTTGTAGATGCGCTGCTCTGCCTGCTGAATGAACGTATTCATATCCGCAGTTAGGAATGTGTTCTCCGTGTAATCGGAGATTGCAGTAACTAGAGCAGCGTAGTTCATACTTTATGCCATTGGGCCTCGTGCCATTAAACCCTTGGTAGCAGCGCCAGTACCACGGACTTTGATGCCAGAGGTTTTGGTTGGCTCATTACCAGCAGATTTGCTGATGCCGCCGATGCTTACATCGTAAGTGTCCAGCTTGCTACGGTTGGGTGTTTTTCCGGGATTTTCGGAAATTACAAAAGGTTTGCCCGCCATAGTGTGCGGTTGAGCATAGACGCTGGCATCGCCAATTTCTTTGCCCCTTACTTTTTTACTAAATGTTGCCATATTAGCCTCGCTTTTGGTTAGCTACTTTGGCTAGACCACGGCCTAGCTTCAGCATTTCTTCGTTGGTCTTGCCGCCCTTGCTGCCTTTGCCACCATGTTGGATGCCAACGGAAGGACCACTATCACCAAGATTCTTGCCTTTGGTTTTGCCTTTTGAAGCAATACCGTCTGCGGATTTTGTATATGCCATGATTAACTCCTATGAAACGCTTACTGTGACTATACCAACATTTGTCGTCGCAACCAAGTAGTTCGGTGTCAACGCAACGTCAAAAAAACTAGACCCCCCAACAGGGTTCCAACCCCATTGGATGTCCCTAGAACCACCGCTAAGAAACCCATCCGACATCGGGCCCGAAGTAACATATGTGGTATCCCTACGCGGGTTACGCACTGCTTGCGGGTCTTCTACTGGGTACATACCCAACTGCAACTGGGGCTGGTCAGGGTCCCAGCAACTTGCACAGACCAACAAGTTGTATATCTTCGTCTTCTTAATCTCTTTCCTTAGCTCGGTCAGCTTGAACTGCGCTCCGCAACGATCGCACATGGCGATCGAGTGCTTGCCCGATGAGAACATGTTTGCCATTTTTAGATAAACATTTGGCGCGGCACGAACCGCGAGGACGCTGTTTCTCTGTCTTCGGTAGACGCAAACTCCCAAGCCTCGTCATACTGTGATTTCAAAATGTCTAACCGCTGCGCCCCATTGGGGACCTTCATCGCTAAATAGTACGCCAGCCCCGCGACCATACACGGCAAGAACCGGAACGGCACGTCCATTGTGTTCACACCACCGCCTGCATCGTCAATACGGCGCATGCGCCAGTAGACCAGTTGGTATGTCGTGCTGTTGTCTGGGGTAGGCCAAACCGTCACAGACGGTAAGTTCTGTGCGTATACGGGGCTTCCGCTGATGTGCGATGCCGCAGTTGTGCTTGCCTGCCCGCGTGAGCAGTACAGGAGTTGGTTGCCGCTAATGGAGCCGTAGTAGATGATCTCGGACTCAATTATTACAAACCCTGTAGTGGGAAGCCCAAGCACTGAAGCCACTGGGATTGTTGTATCTGTCGCAGAAATTGCGCTTGTCTGAACTGTGCCGATCGCTGAGCGCTCGCTGTCAAGGCGCTGCATCCACAACTGGATTGGACGGGCTTGCTGCAGCTTATTTGGGATCGTGGCATAGGTAGACACACTAATGCGCGTAATGCTCAAATCGGCCTGTGTAGACGCGCTCCCGGCCCCTGTGC